AAGAAACCTGTTAATAATTTGTTACCTCGGTCTTGTTGCTGTAACTCATATTTCAGCGCACATAAAGGGCTTATTCCTGTTAAACCATCTGTACTAAAGTATTTGAAATGCAATACGTCAAAAGGCGTTAAAATGGTTTTCTCGCCGTCATCGGAATATGTGTAAATTAGTGAGCCATCGTCTTTTTGTTCAATATTCATATTGCTATTTAACAATGAATGTAAAGCGATTGGGGCACCTGTTTCATCACGTTCGATTAACGTAAATGCATTGCCATTCAACAACATATTAGCCACCTGTGAAAACTTATAATGCCATGCATTCATGTACGGATTCGGCTGGTCATTAAATAATTTTGTAATGTCATTCTCTGACGTGCCATCAAGTAAATCAGATGATGCCACATCACTGGCGATGATTTTAACTGCTGCATAAACATCACTATTTCGCATGGCTTTGATTGAGCTATATTGTAGCGTGTCATCATCTGAAGTCATTGAAATTAATACGTCTAAAAATGCGTCTGTTGTGACTTGCTGGGCTTGATTGTTGAACATATTCTTTAAAATTCCGATTTCTTTCACCTCCTTTCAGTGCGCTGCACACTAAAAGCTAAATTCATTTGAAGCATAAAATTCATTATCTGCTTGTTGGGCTTCTGTATCTTCAAAATGAAACATCGCTTCAGTGTATGCGTTCATCAGTGCTGCTATTGGGTCTATTTTATTGGCATTACGTTCTTTGCTAATCATCACACCGTTGTTTTGCTCTTTTAAAATGGCATTATTAACAGCATGCTCTAATAAAAAATTGCCATCATGGACAATTTGACCATCATATAAACGCTCTCGAAACGTTCTTGTTGGCGTGTTTAACGTGAATACACCTTGTCTAACTTCCACAAGTGGTAGATGTTCCTTCTCAAGCTTTGTGATAAGCGTATTAGCATTCCATTTGTCATACATAATCCCAATGACTTCAAGCTCATGTTCTTCTATGAAATCCACCAACCATCTAAAAATATGTTCGTAATCAATAATTCCGGAATCAAGTTGAGTAATCGAACATTCGCCTTTTGCCTCAAGAGTTAAATAATTAACACCATCACGTTTTATTTTATTTTGTAAGCCGTATTTAGTTCCCACCCAGGAATGACTTCCACAATACAATTTGTTCTCCTCTATTGGGATTATCCAACTTACACTCGTTAAATCATCCGTTTTTGATAAATCGATACCGAAATAAATTTGTTTTCCTTGGATATTTAAAGGCTCAATTTCAGCTTTTTTCCAGTCCTCGGATGCTATATAACTGCTCTCACTTGATTGCGTCCACAGGTTGAATGATTTAGTTAGTACAGCATTTAAAGTACCTTGCTGTTGTGCAGTAATAACGTCCTCTTTAATAGCAGGCAACATAGTTTGTTTAATGCCTTCATGCTCAAAAATCGGACAAGCTTTTATCCATTGATCGCTACATTCTGGTACAGATTCTTCTTTTTCATCTAATTCATAGATTGCGATAAATGTACTGTCTGCTGTAGCTTTTTCGTTTAAAACATCTGAATAAAATTTGTAGTCTGCATACATTGGCACATTCAAGTCATATCCAGCGGTACTAATAACCGCAAGTAGCGCATTAGGTTCGGCTTTTTGACCTGACTTCAAGGTGTTCAATACATCACGGCTTTTAGCAAGTGCATATTCATCAACTATTACAGTCGTACCGCTATATCCATCTAACGTAGATAAGTCACTGGATAGAGCCATCGCAAAACTATTAGATGGTTTATGTGTAATTTGTTGCTTACCAATAACCAATTGCTTTTTCATAAAATCACTTATACGACCTACTTTGGAAAGACTATTAGACAGCATGTTATAGCCGAGCCTCGCCTGTTTAATCGCATTGGCCACAAATAGAACTTGTCGTCCTTCAGATGGTCGATTTTCAGCAATTAAAGATAAGGCACCAATACTTGATGCAAGCCACGTTTTACCTTGTTTACGTGCTGTACTAATAAACGCTTGTTTGTATCGTCTATTACCTGTTGCCTTTTCACGCCACCCATACAACTCTGAAATAATCCAACGTTGAAAACTTAATGTCTGAATTCTATTTCCGTCTGTACCAGGTATTAATTCGATAAATTTAATAGCTTTTGCTGCAGCTGCTTCATCAAAATAATATGGATATGAGTCATTCTCCTGTTTCTCTAATCCAATTAAAAATCGTGTGGCAGCTAATTTGATTTTCTCGCAAGCGATAATTTCATCTGCTAAAACAGATTGACAATATTGCTTTGCATAATTCGTCATGATTGCATCAGTTCTTCGAATGGATCCAACTCTTTAGTAGGCTTATTCAGTTCGATTTTTAAACGCCCATCTAATGTCATAGCAAGTGATTGAGCGCATAACCTCATATCTTTTAAAGCTTGTGATTGAGCTCTAACTGCTGGATTCGTTTTCCCATCTTCCAACATAACACCACGCTTGTTTATATCTTTTTGTGTTTCATATACGATTCCTACAGAAACACAATATCCCACCAACATTTGATAATCATTTTCGGACCATGGCATGTCCTCTTTAATCGTGCTAATAACACGTTTCCATTCTTTTAATGCTTCTCTTTTTAAGATAGTAGGAGGTTTCCCTGTCATATCTTGATAATCAAATAATCGTTCATTTGCATTCTGTCGTTGTTCCTTTTGTTCTTTTGAGTAATGTGAATCTGACTCACCTATTTTCAAAGCTTTCACCACCTATAACTTTCTTTTAATTAAAATAACTTAATATAAGTATATCGTTATATCGTTATTTTATCAATTTATTTTGTAAAATGGCATTTATACACGCAATTCCCACCTTACCGGTCCTACGACCTCACATATACGCCCCCCTCGTTTTTATTTTGTGCGTGTGAAGCGTTTTAAAATACTTCTGATATATTTAATCCTAAAAAATAAAAACGCCTTATAAAGCCTGTAAGTAGCTTCAAAAGACGTTTGAATATTTATTGCGCTTTTCGTTTCATACGTTCGTTAGTTGTTTTTCGGTTGTGGCAAGCATGACATAAACTCATGAGATTCGATTCATCATATAAAAGATGCTGCTCATCTACTAATAAATCTTTACGCTCTTTAATGTGATCTACCACATCTGCTGGTGATACGATACCTAGCTTTAGACATATCTCACAAGTAGGATACTTATAGCGATAATTACGGCTAGTACGTTGCCAGCGAGCCGATTTATAGAATTTTAAGGCTTCAGCGTCCTTTTCCTTACGTTCTGAATAGGTTTCTTGCTTGCGTTTGCCTTGTGTCCGGTGTTCTTCACAATATTGCTGTGTATAGTCGATTAAAGTACGACACCTTGCAGCACTACATCTTTTTTGTGGTTTTATATTAATCACTCCTTTTGTATTTAACATATCTTAAAGACTGTTAAATTAGAAAAACCTTATTGAACCCTTTAATACCAATACTTTTACCGTTTTTACTCTTCTTAATTTACAAACTACATTTTTATGTTAAATAGTCTTATCTAAGTCTTTGTCTTTTTCTTTATCTAAATCTATTTCTGAGTCTAAGTCTAAGTCTGTTGCGTGACTGTCACGTGACGTAACGTTACACATAAAGGGTATAACCAAATTTGGTTCACCTCTTATCTCATGTAACATATCTTTCCTTTTGTTACATTAGATATTCTCTTTATAAATGCTGTTAAATCAATGCTCACTAGCTTTTTTGATGTTGAATAAACCTCTAATGTACAAACCATGTTTTTATGTTACATTGCATTATTTTTTATACCTCTAAGGTCTGCGCACTTTTGCGCTGACCACAGAATTGTGGGGAATTTCCCCCTCATCTAATTGATTAATGATGCGATCAATGTTGAGCCGGTTAACTACAACCACATTCGAATGCAACATATCTTTCTTTTTGTTGCATTCACTTGCCACCTTTCAAACCCCATCATATCAACCTTGATGAAGCAATTTGGCATTCTAATTCATTCGAATGCACAAACCATGTTTTTATGTTGCATTGGTTATAAGATGACATCAAAAACCTTGCTTCTTCCACAGGTGCTCGTTGAGATGTATTTTGTATTTTGTTCCCAATGTTCCTAAGAAACCTATTTTCTATAATAATGGTTTTTACCGTAAATATATTATTATATACCTATATTGTTATATACTATAGTCCTGTTTTTTATAGTTTTTTTAAAATTTTAAAAAAGTCATTATTAGGAACAAATTAGTATAATAAACGATAAGAATATTGATATATCAACGTTCTTAGCTGTTCCTAACTCTTAAAATATTGGGAACATTGTAGACTAAGTTGGGAACACTTGTAGACTAAGTTGGGAACACTTTTAAAGTTGGGAACAAAACTTAGGAACAAAAAAAGACCCCTGGAATAGAGGTCAACCTGTGGAAGTTATTTGTGTACAAAATAACGTTGCGAGTTGTAATATTTGAAACGCGTTTTCAGTTTTTCTCCTGGCGTCCAACCTAGCATTTTTAACATACCCACAATTTTATTTGATTCTAGTCTGCTTGGTGTGCCAAACTCTCCAAAAGCTTCTTGCCATATTTCAACACAACATACTTTCACACGCTCGATACTTCCCTGCTTTTCGGCTTTAAAGTATTCAAAGCGTTGTTGTGGATTTTTATTATCCCAATCAGTCGGTAATTTCATATTTAGATAATCTTCTAAAATCCCTTCGCGTGGGTCACTATCTGTATGGCGTAATTGCATTTGTTTTGCTATTTCTTTTACTTCGGCATCAAGATCAATAGATTCACCTTGTCGATAATATTGGAAAGCTTCCGCCCACATTTGATGTACTGTTATTTCATTTAGATCATCCCATGGTGTATATTTTCGATTATCTGATACTTCAATTGGTAAAAAACGACGGTTTCCGGTTGTGTCTTTCAAAAAAGCATGATTATTAGTTGTGCCCATAAATACACAATGACGAGGGTTGTCTTCTACAGTACGTGCATAAGCTGGGCGGTAACTATCTACCTGGCGACTAATAAAGCCTTTCATTTCTTCTTCTTCTGATTTTTTCATAGCTGCCAATTCGCCAATTTCAATAATCCATGCTGTAGCTAAAATTTCGCCACTTTCTTTTACGTCAAAGTTTCTTAATGAATCATTGAAGAATTCCGGTGCTAATTTTTGAATGGCTGTAGATTTACCGATACCCTGGTCACCTACAAGTACAGGCATATAGTCAAATTTACAACCTGGTTCAAAGATACGTTTAACAGCAGCTACAAACCATTTTCGTGCTACATTTCGCGTATATTCGTTGTCCTCTGCTCCTAGGTAGTCAATAAAGAATGATTCAATTCGTTCTGTTTTATCCCATACAGTTGCGTTAATGTACTCTTTTACAGGGTGGAAACTGTTGTTATGCATAACGTGTACTAATGCATCTGTAATCATATCTTTGCCTTTTAAGCCAAAGTTATAGCCCAGGTAATGACGTAATTGTGCATCGTCCGTATTTTTCCATTGCTCATAATTCAACTGTGGAAGGGAACGCTTTCTCCAAGGTAAATTATCGAAAACAACTTCACGTTGTCGGAATAAGTCGAAGCCAATTTTCCCTTTGAAGATATTGCTTTCTAAAATAGTCTGAACGTTATAATGATTTTTTATAATTTTTTTGTGTATAAACATTTTGAGTGTCTGCAATAGCGCGCTCGATTGTATAATTTAATTTTCTAGCATTGTCCTTTGGGTCGTCATAGACTGCGGAACTGCTATTAAAAATGGACGCCATTTGAACAGGGTCTTTACCTGTGAAAAATGCTAGGTCATTCATTAGAGCCATTACGGCTTCGGAGTGACTAAAATAATCCGAGAAGTCGCCTTGATAAACTTTAAAAGATTTCGGTTTATGTTGGGCTAACTTTTCAACAACTTCGCTATCACTTAATGCTACTGTGCTTCCTTGGCTACCAACCTTTTCGGCACGCTTAGTATTAGGTGATTTTTTTTGAGTTTTTTTGTCAGTTTCAAAGTATTTTTTATTGATCATATCAATAATTTTTTGGCTTTCTAGTAATTTATTTTCTTTAAAACTGCCTTCATAAATGTGACCTGTAACAGCTATGAATCGTTTACTATCATAGCACTCTATATTATTCTTTCTACTTCTCATAGATGTTGGTTTTTTACCTTTCATCCACAAGTGAAGGCCTGTTCCGCTTGTAGAAATTTCTGTCCAAGCCAAGTTAGTTAAATTATGATAATCAGATGGGACATCATTTATATTTAGATTATCTAAATCAATACATACAATGTCATCTTCTTGCGTTAAAACTAATCCAACACCGTCCCATTTTCCTGGGTTTTTTTCATAAGCTTCTTTTGCTAGATTAAAAGTAGTCCATGTTTCGGGATTCGTGCTACTAGCTTTCTCTTGATTTATTGCGTTATATGGTATTTTTGTATATTCATTTTTACCACGTTTTTTTGTAGCTTTCCATACAACCCATTGAGGAAAATCTTTTAAGTCCGCTGGGATATTTTCGAAAATAGGTTTTAACATGTTTTGTTTTGATTCTGCTGTTAACGTCATTGACTGTCCTCTCTTCCATTCAATGTATATTATTAATCTAAATCATTTTTTTTGAGGTGTTTTATCTCCCCAATAAGATAATGTTCCAACTATATCAATAATTTCTTTTTGTGCATTTTTTAATTGTTCGTCAGTTACTTCGTCGCATAAATCAACTAGACTTTCAATTTCAGCAATTGTCGTTTTTACCTGCTTAATTTTCTCTAAAGTATCTAATACACCGTTTCCGGCGTTTAATGTTTTATCTACTTCTTCAATACAAATATTCGATGCTTCACCGCCATACGTCAAATAAATTTCTTTCATATCTCTAGTTGT